CGGTAATTTCCGTCTAAGTTCATCTCTACATGGATTGCATATCCAGAGTGGAGATAATTGGTCATCTTTTGATGATGATCAACAGCGTTCTCTGGAAGCCATGAGTGTTCTTTTCAAGCACATTGAAAGGCTTTTGCCTAGGACTGACCATGGTATTGGTCGATCTTTAGATGTTTTAGAAAGTTTTTTGCTTACGTACCACAATATTCGGCGTGTTACAAATCATACTGATTTTATGGTACAGATGATGATACTTTTTAAGCTTGTATATGGTGGACAGAGAATTGCTACTTTGAATAAATGGTTTGCACAGATAAATTCTTTCTTTAAAACGGATTTGGATTCTCCTGTGCAATCCCGAGAGACAGTTATGCTAATGAGATCGTATTTTGATGGTGTATCTAATTGTGTAAACAATCCTTTGTTTAAGAAATCTAGAAAATTATTTTCATTTCTTTTAACACAAGGTTTGTTGACTCAATTTGGTATTTCGCTATCAGAAGAAGATTTCTCCCGTTATGAGATACGCAATTATCAACAGAATTACTCTTCTAAAGTGGATTTATGGTGGTGTATTTTGGATACATCTATAACCTTTTTAGAAAGAGTTGAGGATTATAAAGTAACTGGGAAATTTTCAGATTTTATACATGGACGAGATAAATATACTGAATGGTTAGATAAGACCGATCGTCTATTAGCTTTAGCTCCTTTCACTGGTAACCTCGAAGCTCATGGAACAAATGCTTTTACATTTCGTGCAGAAGTTGCAGAGCAAATTGAAATAGGGCGTGCTATGATATTGCATACTAAGACAATGACTAACACTACTAATAGTATGATAGTATCTAAGTATAATCAGCTTCAATTATTGCAGGCCACTGAAGTGACCCGGAAGGCTGCGCAACAGGAGCGTCAAGCTCCTTATGGAGTTCTTGTAAACGGGAAATCTAGTATCGGGAAATCATCTTTTACTAAAATGTTATATTATTATTTTGGTAAACTATTAGATTATCCTATTGATGATTCTTTCTTGTTTGCTAGATCACCAACTGATGAATTTTGGAGCGGTTTCGATACCAGCAAATGGTGTTTACGTTTAGATGATGTCGCCTTTTTGAATCCAGATAAAGCAATGATGGATAAAACATTGGAGGAAATTTTGAATGTTATTAATAATGTACCTTTTAACCCTCCTCAAGCTGCTTTAGAAGATAAAGGTCGTACTCCTGTTCGTGTGGAATTATGCATTGCAACTACTAATACAAAAGATTTAAATGCTAGTGCATATTTTTCATGTCCTTTGGCAATATTACGTCGTTTTCCGATGGTTATTACATTAGAAGTAAAACCTGAATATCGTCAGGATGTGATTCAGGTTGGTGAGGTTCTTCGAGCATCCCCTTTTATTGATCCACAGAAGTTGCCTGAGAATTTAGCCGGATGGCCGGATTTTTGGAGAATCATTGTTGAGAAAATAGTACCAGATTGTGCTGAAGGAGAGGGCAAAGATTATGCGAGAATTGTTCCATACAAAATATTTGAAGATGTAAATGAATTTTTAGTGTTTTTTGGAAAAAGTATTTTGGAACATAGGAAGAGACAAGATAATGCCATGAAAAGTGATAAAGTAATGTCAACATTAACTGTTTGTAAGGATTGTTTGAGAACGTATACAGTTCATTGCGATTGTCAACCTTTACAGGTGCAGAGTCGTGATCGTATAGTTTCTTATTGTCGGACAGTTTTTAATTTTACAGACGATGTTTGCCGTGAGATTTTTATTAGAAATTGGTTTCTGATAAAATTTATTGCTATTTTAACACATTTGGTTGTTTTTATGTTAACATGGTGGGATTCATTGTCTCAGCGACTCTATTATTCTTGGAATGGTAGTCATTTGGTTGCAGAGTCTTTATGTTTTTCATGTTGGAAACCAACTTCCATTTGCGAATGTTCTTTAATTTTGCAGAGCCATGATTCTGATGATAATTTTTTTCATCGCAATGTAGCGTCTCGTATAGCTTGTTATTCCCGCCGTTTTTATAGATTTGTTTCACAAAGTGGAATATATGCTTTTAATCTTATTTTGCGTGCTCATACGTATTATTGTTGTTGTAGTTTTACTATAACCCTACTTAAATATGCAGGCCGATATCATGCCTTGCGCATGTTAACTTCACGGTATATAGTACCTTTTTTGGAAAGTAGACAACAACTGATAATTTTGGGAGAATGGTGTTCTGTTATTAAAAAGGAAAATATTCCACGTGTGCTCGCCGCATTAGGCCTATGTTTATCGCTTTATGCTACGTATAACTTTGTGAATAAAGGAAAGAGTGATAAAGATTTGAATATACAAGGTGATGAAAATACTCAGCAAATTATTGATAATAGGTTTGAAAAAGAAACGAGTGAGAATGTTTGGTATAAGAAAGAAGTTTCTTTAACCTCATTTGATATTCCGTTACCATCGAGGAGTCTTGCAAAGGCACCTCGTGAGCAGTTAATTGGAATGTTTCAAAAGAATTGTGTCAAGTTGCAAATTCGTTTTTATTGTAAAGAAAGACAGGTAAATATAATTAAGGATATTTGTGGTGTCTTTGTTAAAGGACAATACTTGTTAACCAATAATCACGCTTTTCCTGAATTGGATTTAGGAGAGGAGTCAAAAGGTAAAACATATGATGTTACTATTATAATGTCTGATGTTTCTGCTGGTATAACTCCGAATGTGCGTTTTAGACTTTTTCCTGAAGATATTTGTCGTCTATCTGGCACTGACTTGGCAATGGTATTGGTTCGATCTGTGCCCCCTTTTAAGGATATTTTGAAGTATTGGACAGAAAAAGAAAATGGGGATGTTTCATTAGGTTTCTTTCTGCGACGCAATGAACAGGGTCTAATTGAAGATGGTGTTGTGCGTGCTGCAACTTTGCAACATATTCATCTGGAGCAATTGCAAATTGATTCTATGATTTATATGGCACATATAGACACGTTGACTCGCGAGGGTCAGTGTGGTTCCATTTTTGTTAATCAAAGCCCACGTGGACCTTTTATTGTTGGTTTACACTTACTAGGACGCAATAATACTGTTGGGTTTATGAGCGTGACTCGCTCATCTATTGATCAATTGATTTCTATGTGTGATGACATATTAGGCAGGATGATAATTTGTGGTGGAGGTGAGCCAACGTTGAATGTGTCTGATTCGAATTTCGCTATATGCGGTTTACATCATAAATCTCTTGTAAGATATTGTGAAGATGGGACTGCAAATGTTTATGGAACACTGAAGGGATTTCGTGTTAACCCACGGTCGAAAGTGTGCTTGACGCCTGAACATACTCGTGTTAGTTCTTATTTTGAATATGATGTTAAACATGGACCACCTAGCATGAAAAACTGGAAACCTTGGCGCAATAATTTACTTGATATGATTCATCCTTCTTTTCAGCATAGTAGGTGTGAGATCCATACGGTAGCAAAATCCTTTCTTCAAGATATATATCGTGGTCTACCACTGAATTGGGAGAAGCGTCTTCATAAGCTGACACGCTATGAAGCTGTTAATGGTATACCTGGTGTTAAGTTTATTGATTCAATTAAGAGGAGTACTTCTATGGGTCATCCTTGGTGTAAAACCAAAAAAGCTTTTCTTATTAATTCGCCGAGTGAGTTATACCCAGATGGTATAGATTTCTCTTCAGATGTGTGGCGCAGAGTTGATGAAATGGAAGCCAAATATAGGAATAGCGAGCGAGCTTATCCCATTTTTACTGAGCATTTGAAAGATGAGGCAACTAGTTTCGCCAAAATATCCATTGACAAGACACGTGCTTTTTCTGGGGCTCCAGTTGATATGGGCTTGTTAGTGAGACAATATTATTTATCTTTTGTTAAAATGTTGCAGGAAAATAAATTTGTCTTCGAAGCAGCACCTGGAACGAA